AAGATTGGCCGCAATAGCATCACGCTGACTGCTGCTTAAACTGCATTCATGACTGCGGCGCTGTAATGTACACCGGCTTTAACAACTACGACCGGCCGATTGCGCAGCGCCGCGTTACTCGCGTGCAGGATGCCAGCACGGCGTGGTATGCACAAGAGCCGCATTGGATCCTGATCGAGGATTTGCTGCAAGGTACCTACGGGATGCGCCGCAAGCATCGCCGCTACCTGCCGCAGGAGCCGCGTGAGCTGGATGAGTCCTACGACAACCGCCTAGCGCGTAGCGTTGTGCCGCCGTATTACCAGCGACTAGAGCGCATGTTGGCAGGGATGCTCACCCGTAAGCCGGTAAGGCTTGACGACACAGCAGATGTGATCCGTGAGCAGTTATTTGATGTTGACCTACAAGGCAATGACCTTAACGTCTGGACCTATGAAACCACCCGCAAGATGGTCCGTTATGGCCACGTTGGTGTATTGGTGGATGCACCTGCTGATGGGGGTCGACCCTACTGGGTGACCTACACGCCACGGCAAATCCTTGGTTGGCGTGCTGAGCAGCAGGAAGGCCGGCAAGTGCTAACGCAACTGCGACTTGCCGAGACGGTCACTGTGCCTGATGGTGAGTTTGGCGAGAAGGCAGTGGAGCAAATCCGTGTATTGACGCCAGGTGAGTTTCAACTGCACCAGAAGCAAGACAATGGCGATTTTAAGGTTGTTGACGAAGGCCGCACAAGCCTTTCTGAGATCCCCTTCTCAGTTGCTTATGCGCAGCGGCATGGATTCATGGAGTCACGTCCGCCGTTGGAAGACATCGCCGAGCTAAACCTAAAGGCGTATCAGATCCAGAGCGACCTCGATAACCAGCTCCACATCAGCGCCGTGCCGATGCTGGCGTTTTATGGCTTCCCATCTGCAGCAGAGGAAGTCAGCGCTGGACCTGGCGAGGCGATCGCATTCCCTGCTGATGGCCGCGCTGAATACATCGAACCCGCTGGCCGCAGCTTTGATTATCAGTTTCGCAGGCTTGAGCAGCTTGCACTGCAGATCAACGAGCTAGGTCTGTCGGCAGTGCTGGGCCAGAAGCTATCTGCTGAAACTGCTGAGGCAAAGCGCATTGATCGCAGCCAAGGCGACAGCACCATGATGGTGATTGCGCAAAATGTGCAGGACATGATCGACAACTGCCTGCAGTTTCATGCGCAGTACATCGGCAACAACACATCCCCTGGCAGCAGCTACGTCAACCGTGACTTCCTTGGCACACGCCTTGAACCGCAGGAGATTCAAGCGCTGCTGCAGCTTTACACCGCAGGCACCATCACGCAAGAAACCTTACTGCGTGAGCTTGCCGAAGGCGATGTACTAGGCGACGACTTTAACGTGGATGAGGAGCTTGAAGCTACGGCCAATGCGGGGCTTGATCTACAACCTGCTGGATTGGGTGACCGACCGCTTAGTGGACCTGATGATCTGGATGGAACCGAGGAAACCGAGGAGGCAAGAGCTTGATTATCACGTCAGCGCTCTGCCGGAACAGGTCTTAGCCATCGTGCGCATCAGCTGGTACAAGGAAGGCAGGCCAGATGAGATTGACGAAACGATCTTGTACGAAGACGGGCAAAATGGTTACGACGCATTCGCTGCATTGGTCACTACTGCATTGAACCGCGGCGCTAATGTCAGCATCCGCAGCGGCTATCAACCGGAAGATCTTGGCATTGAACGATGAGCACACCAGAAGCGCTCTACCGCAATGCAATAGACCTCAACCGCTACAGCAATAGCGTTGCGCGGCGTGTCATCAATGCTTACAACGACATCATCATTGATGCGGTCAATCAGCTGCGCACGATTGACGAGCTGTCCGCACCAGTCAAAGCGGCACGGCTGCGTGCAATTCTTGCTCAGTTGAAGGACAGCCTGGCAACCTGGGCAGGCGATGCAACTGAGCTGACAGCATTAGAGCTGCAAGGCATTGCAGAGCTGCAGTCGGAGTTTGTGACCGATCAACTGCGGCGTGCATTGCCAGCAGGTGCACGTGATGCGGTGCGCACCGTTGAGATCAGCCCGCAGTTCGCGCAGTCAGTGGTGACCACTGATCCAACGCAGATCAATGTGGTGGCGTTGTCGGACGACTTGTTCAAGTCTGTCTATGGCGCGGAAGCCCTAGCGCAGCAGGCTGGCACCGGCACGTTCAGCCTCACCGCTGCCAAAGGCGCCACAATCACACTGCCCAATGGCGAAGTGGTCACCAAAGCATTTCGCGGCATTGCCGTTGATCAGGCTGAGCGGTTTAGCCAAGTCGTGCGGCAAGGCTTGCTGACTGGTGAGCCGACGCCAGCCATTGCCAAGCGGCTGATCGGAAACCTTGAATTTGGCGAAGAAGCCAAAACCGTGAAGCAGCTAGTTGCAGCAGGCGGCCAAGCAACAGCAGTTGCCGACAATCAGATCGTTAGCCTTGTGCGCACCAGTATCAACCAAGTAGCCAATGCAGCTAGTCAGCAAGTATATGAAGCCAATCAAGACATCACTAAGAAGTATCGCTATGTGGCAACACTGGATACCCGCACCAGCAGCATTTGCCGTGCATTGGATGGCCGCGAGTTTGAATACGGCAAGGGTCCGACTCCGCCGCAGCATTTCAACTGCCGCAGCACGACAGTGCCGGTGATTGACTACGACGAACTAGGTTTCACGCCACCACCGCCAGCAAAGCGTGCATCAGCAGGCGGCCAAGTGCCGGCAGATCAAACCTACGGGCAGTGGCTGGCAAAGCAGAACCTTGAAACCAAGGCCAAGGCATTGGGCGCCAACAAGGTGCCGTATTTCAACCGGCTTGCCGACAAATACGGCCCGACTGATGCTATCGCCAAGCTAGTTCGTGATGACGGTTCAGAGCTAACCTTGGATCAGCTTCGTGCACGATATGGACCTGCCTAGCCTGCGGCATTTTGAGAATCGCGGCATCTTTTTTGTTAGCTCTGATCCAGTTGAAGCCCTGCACGGCGAGGCATGGGTGCCAGCTATTTACACCGACAAGGGCTGGGCAACGGCAGACGGCTCTACACTGTTAACAGGTATTGAGGAATGGCGCGATGCCGCTGAAGCGGGGCAAGTCGCAGGCTGCAGTATCAGCCAACATCAAAACCGAGATGAAAAAAGGCAAGCCGCAAAAACAAGCGGTGGCAATCGCGCTCGCAAAAGCCGGCAAGTCACGCAAGGGTAAGAAGTGATGGCTAAGAAGCCTGGCCTATACGCCAACATTGCCGCTAAGCGCAAGCGCATTGCGGCCGGCAGTAACGAGCGCATGGCACGCAAGGGTGAAGCCGGCAGGCCTACTGCTGCTGCGTTCAAGGCTGCGGCTAAGACTGCGAAGAAAAAGAAATAATCAGCACGGCTAGAATGCGATTATGAATTCATAAAAGCCAATGGCCCGTACCTACAAACGTGACTCCAGAGGGCGCTTTGCCGGCGGCGGCGGCGGCGGCGGCGGCGGCGGAAAGTCGAAAGGCAAGAAAAGCGCTGCCAGCAAAGGCGGCATGAAGAATCAAGTCGCACAAGGCCGCAAGGCAAAAGCTGCGTACAAGGCAGCCACTAGCCAAGCCAGGGGCGCCAAGATGCGAGCTGGCGGACGAACATCAACTCGCGGACTTGGCAAGCGCACTGACGCTGGCGCAAAGAACATCCGCTCCAATGTCAAGGCATATCAAGCAGCACAAGCCAAGGTCCGCAAGATGGAAAGCAAGCGAAGCACCGGTCGCCGCCGCAAGGCTTGATCAGTCCGCAAGAAAGTCATCCCAGCTTCCAAGCTGCTCCATGACAGCTTGCGCGTGATCAGTGATCAGGAGTATGTCGCCATCCTCGTCACGAGCAATGGCGACAACTCTTGATAGGTGCAAATTTCCAACAGCGGCAAACATCTTTGTTTCGTTGCCGTCTTCATCGATGTCAATCACACGGGACAATGCAGATCGAATATCGCGTGAGCCAATCCCTTCTGGATTGTGCTTGATGATTTCCATTCCAGTTAATTCACTAAACTAATAGCGTAACTGACCCTGCGGGTTATTCATGTCTGAAGAAAACCAGATCCAGGAGCCTGCGGCAACTGGTGATACTGAAATGCTGCAGCGCAGCGTTGAAGCCCTAGAACGCAAGAATCAAGAGCTGATTGCTGAGCTGCGTGCAGCAAAGAAATCCAAGACGCCTGATGGGGTCAATGTTGATGAACTGCTGGAGTTCAAGCGCAACTACGAGCAGCAACAACTCGAATCTCAAGGCAAATACCAAGAGGCACGACAGGCTTTGGAGCAGCAGTTCCGTGAGGCGACGGCTGAAAAGGACCAGCGCATTGCAACACTTGAAGCCCGCGTCCGCGAGCTAGAGCTGGTCACACCAGCAGTCACGGCATTGGCTGACATCGTGCATGACCCTGACCTCGTGCTGAAGACCAAGCTGTCGCCTGATGCGATCCAGCGCGAACCCGACGGCACCGTGGTCGTTGTGGACGGCTACGAGCGCAAGCCTGTCGCTGAATGGGCCAAAACACTGCCGGCATGGATGCAGAAGCAACCCAAGCCACAAGGCAGCGGCGCACCAACCGGCGGCAGCAATGGCACCATTCCGGCTGGCATGAGCAATCCATTCAACCGCGATAGCTTCAACCTCACAGAGCAGTCGCGGCTATTCCGTAC